ACTTCTATATTGTATATAGAATACTTAAAAGTGACTTGGGCCGTGACATAATTAATATCTCCTGCAGTCGCATCAAATTGTATAGTTGATAAAGAAACTGGGAATACATCTTTAAAATGAACCTTTGATATCTCATTAAAATTGCTATTGTAGATAATTAAAGTTGCATCAGAATATTCGTTAAGTGCACTTTGTGCACCTGCATCTGGTGTATACTCATCACCTCTTTTTAGATCAATAAATTGTTGAATACTTTCTGGAAAACCAAGTCCCTTCAACCAATTATGAACTTGCATGTAATTTTCTAGATTCTCATCTACAAAGAATGTCAGATTAAAATCCTCATATACAAGTTTATCACCAGCGACAGGTATATTTTTTAAGTAAGTAGGTTGCTCTGCAAATCCAAGATTGATACCTGGTATATTTGCTGAGTTTGAAAAGAAATC